ATTACAGATGGAACTGTAAATGAATTGTATTTGTGGAGCATCCCAGTCCCAGCGACAAATATTTTAGCTACAGATCGAATTGTAGTTAAATTTTACGCGCTTGATCTTGGCGGTAGAACAATGACAATGCACTTTGAAAATAGTAACATTGCACAAGTTACAACTTCTTTATCTCCTGCATTGGAAGGATCAACTGGAGCGACTGGAGCAACTGGTATTCAAGGTAATGCTGGCGCAACTGGAGCCACGGGAGTTACCCCAGCAAACATTGTTCTCTCAGATATTACTGGACTAACAGGGGCAACACAACTGACCAATCTTGTTGAAATCACTCAAACTGGATACAATCTAATTGTTACTCCAGACCCAAACACACTGTATGTAATTGTTGGCCCATAATTAAAATGAACGATAACGCAACAAGTCACGGATTAATGGGTACTGTCATATCGACAACAGGATTTATAATTTCAATGTTACCAGAAATAGAAGCGTCAATTAGAATCGGGGGCGGAATAATCAGTATTATTGCTGGTGTCCTAACGTGCATCTACATGACAAAACAAATAATCAAAAAATGAAACCAAAACAAATAGCAGTAGCAATGATATTATTATCGTTTATCTTCTTGGGCATGGCATTCCTAACGGGATGCGCTGGGTTTAAAGCACCTAGTGTATGTTTCAAAACAGACTACGGTACACTATGTTACGAACTCCCAGAAATTAAAGGGCTTAAAAAATGAAAAATCTACTAACTACACTACTCGAAAAACTGAGTGAAAACTCGACATGGCGCGGAGTGATTCTAATTGCTATTGCAGTTGGGGTTAAAATCGAGCCAGAACTTCAAGAGTCTATCATCGTCGCAGGACTAGGACTTGTTGGATTAATCAACGTAGTCCGTAAAGGCTAATGGTTCCAAACTCCCGACCGCAGCAAGCAAAGGAGAAGACGCTCTCGATGGTAATCAAATCGGGAATCGTTGATCGTGTTGCTTTGGTCGGCATCCGTGGATACTACATGGACAGCATGGGAGTTAAAGGAAAGAACGACCGAGGTATCTACGACGATGCGATCATACTTTTATCTCCAAGCGTCCATGCTACATTTAACGCTAATACTGATCCGTCGATATTTAAGAAAGGTATCGCGGTTCTCAAAACGGGCATTCATAGGTTCCGTAAGGGGAATCATGGTATTAGTAAACCCGGAGGCGGCTACCCTGCGCTTCGACCTTCTAACCCAAAAGAAGAACTGCCAGTCACGCGGGATGGGATTGGGGATGATATGGGAATCGCTATTAACATACATCGGGGAGGATACAACGCCACATCGTCGTTGGGTTGCCAAACGATCTACCCGCCGCAATGGGACGGATTCATCAATTTAGTCTACTCAGAAATGACTAGATACAACCAAAAGACTATTCCCTATCTATTAGTGGAAACGACTTGACTGAAGCTAAATTATCGTTAACGATAAAATTATGAGTAATTGCAATGAGACTATTATAGTTGCCTCTTATGCGAGGTCAGCTAAAGAATCCGCTAATAGTGCGGCGTATTCAGCGTGTCTCGCTCAACAAGCTATCGGAGCAAGCGGAGCAACTGGTGCTACGGGAGAGGGCGCAACGGGTGCAACTGGTCTTACAGGGTCTACTGGGCCATCTGGGGGGCCAACTGGAGCAACGGGAGCTACAGGCGAGGGAGCAACTGGAGCCACTGGTTTAGCTGGAATTAACGGAACCACAGGAGCAACTGGTCTTCGCGGATCGACTGGAATTACAGGGGCTACTGGAATTACGGGAGCTACTGGCTTACAAGGTTCTACTGGATTTGGTGCTACGGGACTAACAGGAGCTACTGGTCAACAAGGATTGATAGGGGCATCTGGAGCTACTGGGATGGTTGGCCCTCGCGGAGCAACTGGACTTACTGGTGGAGTTGGAGCAACTGGTTCTGGAGCTACTGGATCAAGTGGGATTCAAGGCGCAACTGGGTTGCCGGGGCAATCAGCTTCTTTTTACAACTACCAAGCTGACGCAGTAAATATCTCTGGGATACCAGCAAACGGAAGAATTATTTGGGATAACCTTATTCAAACGTCAGCAACTAGCGTCACTCTATCTCATATTGATTCTATTGGAAATGATATTGATGTGTTTTTCCCTTTGTTCAAGACTGGTGACAAGTTTGTAATTCAAGATCAAGGAAACTCAAACAACTTCCAGACATGGGAAATTTCTGCAACTCCTACAGTTGTTCTAAATAGCTATGTAACGATCCCAGTAACAGTAGTTGCTTCTGGAGGCACATCTCAGTTCATTGATGCTCAGAATTTGATCTTTGCGATTGTTAGTTCTGGATTAGTTGGAGCTACTGGGCCACAGGGCGCAACGGGATTGACAGGATCAACAGGCGCAACTGGGCCTTCCGCAGACACATCCACTTTTGTTCAGAAATCAGGTGATACGATGACTGGGAAGTTAATTGCTCCAGCAGATGCAACAATATCAAGATTAAATATTGGAAATGCTCTTTCTGGAATATCTAGTCCAGCAACCACAGTAGATGGAGACATATGGATAAGTACCAGCAACAGATTGGCGTATAAATCTAATGGAAACTTTTATACTCCTGCTTCAATTTCCATAGCAAATGCATTTACTTCAACTCAAATCGTTGATGTTACAAGTGCCAGTACTGCTCTGCGTGTTACCCAACGCGGAACTGGTGAGGCATTAAGGGTTGAAGATGAAACAACACCAGATGCCACCGCTTTCGTTATCTCTAATACTGGACGAGTTGGCATTGGCGTTACTCCAGACGCAACAGTTTCTCTTTCTGTAGATACAACTGGCATAAAATTTGGTGATGGAACGATTCAGACAACTGCATCAATTGCTGGAGCAACTGGCGCGACTGGGGCAAGTGGATCACCGGGCGGGGCTACTGGAGCAGGAACAGACGCTATCTTCTTCCTAAATGATCTGATAGTAAATACATCTTACAGCATACCAGTTTCTAAGAATGCAGGAACATTCGGCCCAGTCACAGTAGCCAGTGGAGTTGTAGTTACAGTACCGCCGGGCAGTGTTTGGACGGTAGTATAATTTCAAAAATAATCCTTGCAATGACAACAATTAACCCTATCGTTAACGATAATCAACTATGAGTTGCGGAAATTCCAGAAGTTCTAAATGCAATCCATGCGGCCCAAGTGAGGCAGCAATGAATGCGATTGCTGATCGTGCAGCTTACTACGCTCGTATCGCAGTTGAAGCCGCTGGAGGATCATCTGGCGGCAAAGCACCAACTGGAGGAAATACCTTCGGAGTATTCTACGAGAATGATTCAGTAATGATAACTGACTACACTATTACTTCTGGACGCAACGCCATGTCCGCAGGGCCAATCACAGTAAACCCCGGAGTCACTTTAACAGTTCCATCAGGAAGCACATATACAATCGTATGAGTCTAATCAAAGCAAACGCAGTCCAAGTTGGACAATCACCGACAGCAACGCAGAACTTCACGCTGGCAGTGCCATCGTCACCAGACGGGACGATTAAGCTGGCTAGGGGCAATTTTGGAGCAACTACGCAGGATGTGATTAGTGTAGATGCAAGTGGGAATGTTTCGTTTGCTGGAACAACTGCACTTGGCAATATCAGCAACTCGACTGCGATTGCGACTGGTAGCACAACCGCACGTTCGCTTGCTAATCGGTTCGCTGATACGGCAAATGTGAGAGATTTTGGTGCAGTCGGTGATGGAGTTACCAATGACATTGCAGCGTTTGTTCTTGCGGCAGATACAGGAAAACAAGTTTTAGTTCCAGATGGAACTTATACGATTACAACATCCACTCTAGTTCAAGTTAATTCCATTCTTTCAATGTTATCAAGATTGCATTTGTTTTGCAATCAATTGACAATAAATATTGGTTCTGGACAATTTAATATTCCATTACAAACAGAATTAAATGTAACAAATCCAGATAGACTTATTATTTCTGGAGCAAACCCAATTGCGACTACAATAACTACAATAAGTAACGTAACAGGAAGTGCTGGAAGTTGGTCTGTAACTGCAAATGTTAATAGTTCTACTGGTATTGCAATAGGTGATTTAGTAACTGTAAAAAATGTTAAACCGGGAGTTCAAGCACCGGGAACATATACAACTCGACCAGTAAAAGGCGCATTGCAAATGCAGTTTTTTCAAAATGGAGAACTTACATTAGCATCAACAAGCGGATCGGTTACAGGATCAACATTAAGCACATATGTTAATGCTGGAGATTTTCTTATTGCTGATGGGCAAGTAAAAAGAATGTTAAGTGTAACAACAAATTCATTTGCAGTAGATGCTGCAAACACTCCAGCAACAAACTTTGCTGGCAAACAATATTGGTACACAATGCAAGACTCTTCTTTTGGAACTGTTACAGTTAGTGGAGCAACAGTTACAGGAACAGGAACAGCATTTACCAATATAACAAATGGAGCAAATGCTGGAGATTTGATTGCATTTAATGGAGGTGGAATACGGAAAATTCAATCAGTAACTAGTGATACATCAATTACGCTAACGGAAACTCATCCAACAATAGCAGTTGCAGCAACATATGGAATTGTATGTTCTGGAGAAATACATGAAGGGGCGTGGGTTGTAACAAATGTTGCAGCAAATCAAATTACTTGGACAAACACATCGAGGACAACATATGCACCACCTAAAAACCTTGTTGTTGGAGGAGATATAACAGCACTTAAAAGTGTTTTACAATACACAACTAATAGTGGATTTGTCGTTGATGGTGGAGTTTATGAATTTGAAAATATTGGACTTGTTGGAACAAATGGAACTACAAATGTAGGTTTAGATTTAAGAGGCGAATCTGGAGAAGGAACAGGAAATGTAATAATCAGCAATAATTTTGCTGTAAACGGATTTGATTATGGGGCATGGTTGTCATCAGGAGCAACAATACAAGGTAACGGAAGCGTTTTTAGTGGGCAATTTGTTAGGGGAATAAATGCTGCTGGTGGAGAATGCAGATTAGAATCATCCATTATATCAGGGGTTGGTGGAATAGGAATATTAATCAGCGAAGGTGCTTTTGCAAGATTGTCTAATGCAAGGATACATACTTGTTCCGCCCAAGGCGTTAGAATGGAAGTCGGAGGATCAACATGGGCAGATTTTTCAATTATTGGACACAATCAAAGTTACAATGTTTTATTGGTTGGAGCAGTAAACGCTCATTTTGTTGGCTTACGTTGTTTTTCATCAAACGCAGATGGATTCTATGGACAGAATGGGGGTTATGGTAGAGCTACTGGTGCTATCTATCTATGCAACAATGGGGATGGATTAGCGTTATATCAAGCTAACATGGAGTGCAATCAAACTATTGCTATTGGAAATAAAGATTCTGGATGTCTTCTCGGAAGGAGTAATTGCGCTTTGGAACAATCTGCGTTTGGATATAATGTTTTAAGAGGATTATATTTAGTCTCAATGGCTAATGTTAATGCTATTACGACTAACCAATATGTTGGAAATGCAACTGGTGTATTAGTTTCTGCAAGGTCTGTTTTATATTCTCCTTTATGCGGATTCAAAAATAATACAAATGACGCAACTGCCGCAGAAGGAGGCCAAATTTATATTAAAAACCAAACTGGAGGGTCTGCTTTTAATCCAGCGTTGGATGTAGCACCAACAAACGTAGGTGGAGAATTTATAGCAACATTATACTAAACTATGAGCGCAAACATTAAAGCATCAGTAGACGGAACACAGGCAATCATCGGCGTAGGAGGCGTTGACCAGATGACGGTCAGCAACGCTGGCGTAGTGACGGCAAACAGTTTTGTAGGGGCAATCTCTGGCAACGTATCGAGTGCTACGGCTCTTGCAACTGGATCGACTACAGCAAGGACATTGGCAAACAGGTTTGCCGATGCTGCAAATGTAAAGGACTTCGGGGCTATTGGTGATGGGATTGTAAATGATATTGCAGCGTTTGTTGCGGCATCCGATACAGGAAAACAAGTTTTAGTTCCAGATGGAACTTATACGATTACAGTTTCAAATCAAACGCAAGCAACATCAATAATGGCGATGATGGTAAGATTGCATTTATTTTGTAATACATTGACAGTTAATTTTCTTGCTGGAACATACACATTCCCAACACAAACTGACTTTCTTGTTACAAATGGAGAAAAACTAATTATAACTGGCGCAACACCAACTGATTTGACATATTCTTCTTTAGGAACTATAACAAGTACAGGTGTAGGAGATCATAGCGTAACAATAAATGTAACAGATGCGTCTTCTGTAAATATAAATGATTTTATAACTTTTAAACCAACTGATGCAATAACAGATTCGGTTGGTGTTTTTGGTGGAATATGGAAAGTAACAAACAAGGTTGCAAATAGCCTAACATTTAAAAATACAGCACAAGTTGCTAGTATTGTATCAGCAACTATAACTGGTGGTGTTACTATTAAAAAAATAAATACAATCTTAAATTATAATGCTTCGATTGGATTTTATATTAGAACGCAACTTGGAGCCAAAGCATCAAATACAAATGGTTTTAAAGATTTAGCTATAATTGGAGATAATTCTGGATCAAGTTCTGGCGCGGGAGTATATTTAGAATATGGAGCTTCTGTAAATCTTTCTGGAGAGTTTGGTGTTAATAATTTTGCGGGAAGTGGAATATATGGAATTTATCAAGGATTGCTAAATGCAACTGGTGTTTGTGTATCAAATTGCGGATCAAGTGGAGTGTATGCTTTAAACGGATCAACATTTCAAACTGTTAGAATGCAATCTACTGGAAATGGTAATTATGGATTTGTTGCTTCAGTTAATTCCAACATTGCAGGAAGTCAAAGCAATGGAAGTGGAAATAATTCTGGATATGGATCATTAGATAATAGTGCAATTATTTGCAACTATGCAATTGCTAAATATAACGCAAATTATGGATTTACTTGTAGATCAAATTCATTTATAGATGCTAATAGTGGTAAAGCAGGTAATAATCTCTATGGAATCCACGCATTTCAAGGATCGTATGTTGATGGGACAGGAGCTACTATTTCAAGCAATACAACATATAATTATCAAGAAGAAGATGGCACTTGTTACATAAATGGGGCAGTTTTACCAACAAAATCAAGAGCAGAAAAAGTTCACAATTTCGCAACAATATCTGCACAAACTGTAGCAACAACAACAATTAGTGTTCCCGGTGTTGATATTGGAGACGTTGTTGCATTGGGATGGAATGGTGCTGATGTATCTGGTTTGGTGCTTACAGCAAGAGCAAGTGCTACAGATACAATAACAATATATGCTGCAAATATTACTGGAGGTAGTATTACTGTTGGAAACAGAACCTACTGGGTAAGAGTATTTATAAAATAACCTTATGAGCGAAAACATTAAAGCGTTTTGAAAAACTACCTTAACATTTCTCATATTCTAATCTGCCTTGCACTCCAAGGCATCGGATATGCTTTGACAAAAGACCCGTTTATCGGTGCTATTGCGGGGATATTCTTTTTCGCTGGCAGGGAGATTTCTCAAACTGAGTATCGGAACATCGAAGCATCTCCAAGCAAGTTGAGAAAAGATATGAGTGTGCTTGGTGGGTTCAATCCGAAATACTGGACGCTGAAAGCATTGATTGCAGACTTGACAATCCCTTCGTTGATCGTAATAACAATAGCAATAATTTTACAAATACTATGAGCCTCTGCACACCTTGCACACCATGCCCACCATGCGATTCCGAATATCCTTTGCTTTGTGAGCCACTAGAAACAACTGCGAATGGGAAACGATTGGTAGTAGAAGACTCTGCTGCTTGTCAGAAGACCATCCAGACTCCGGCATCCCAGCAAGTCTTGAAGACTGATGGTGCTAGTAATCTGACTTGGACGAATGGAGCTAATAACACTGTCCTAGCTAAATCATCTACTGGGATTGTAGAGTTCGATCAAGTGCAAACGGCCTACATTGCAGATAGCGCAGTTACTACGGCAAAGATAAATGATTTGGCTGTCACAACCGCAAAGATTGCGGATAATGCCGTAAACACACTAGAGATCGCAAATGAAGCAGTGACAAGCGCAAAACTCCGTGATTCTGCTGCCCTTTCCGTTATCGGAAGAAGCGCAAACTCAACTGGAGTACCAGCCGATATTGCTGCATCAATAACTGGATCGGCTCTTGTAAGAAATGGAACATCTTTGCAATTTGCGTTAATCCAAGAAAGCAATATTGCAAATGGAGAAATAACTGCTCCCAAACTTTCTGGCGCACAAACAGGAACAGCTCCAATTTTCGGGATTAGAGCATGGGTTTCATTTAATTCAGTAGGTGCAATAGAACAATCTGGAAATGTTTCAACTGTTACAAAAAATGCTACTGGCGATTATACAGTTGTATTTGATACAGCGCTTCCCACTAATTCTTATGCAGTGATGGGAAGCACATCTGAAGTTCCTTTTGCTACAATTGTTATTGATAATAGAACCACAACACAATGCAAGATTTTTACAGTAGATACTTCCAGTACTCTTGTAAATAAAAACCGAATAACGGTAGCATTTATTGTATAAAATGCCAGCAGATGGATCAGTTTTTGATGGGTTCACAAGTATCGTAGCGCAAGACGCAGATACTCACCCATCGTATTTGCCTCCATCAATGGTGGCAGAGTCTGTTAATAGGACATTCCGAGGAGGTATTAACAGGACAAGACCGAGCATCCGTAACATCCCAATCGTAGTAGGGGAAGGTCAACCATCGACTATCGTTAACGATATTCAGAATGGTAGCTTCCAAGGTTCATATCCCTATCGGGCGACGAACTTAAATACTAACGATGGGATTCTTCTTTCGGTATCTGGGGTGATCTACTTTCTAAAAATAGTAAACAACATAGCCTACGCTTACAAGATCATCGGAGGGAATGACCCCGGCATGATGCACACATTCTTCGTGCAAGCTGAAGATCGAGTGTACATCCAGAACGGATACCAGAATGCCATTGCGTGGGACGGAGACTTGAGTGTGCCAGCGTATAGACTGAATCCATATCTGAAGAAGATGCCGATTGGTACTATCATGGAATATGCTTTCGGGCGAGTATTCGTAACGGATAGGCTTAACCAAATCTACGCTTCAGATATTATCTACGGGGCAGGATTCACCGATACCAAGAATACCGAGAACTTCACAGAGATCGGATACTGGGCAGAGGGTGGGGCTTTCTCCACTCCATCTATGATGGGGAATATCACAGGCATGAAAGTAATGCCACAGATTGGAACTAACCTCCGCGCCCAAGGTGCATTGGTCATCCTAACTGCTAACGGAGCATTCGCAATGGATGTGAGTATCCCAAGGGCGCAGTGGGCAACAACCAATATGCAGACGATCAGTTTGCTTGGACGGGGATGCGTATCACCATCTACAGCTTTAGCTAACTCTGAGCTTTGGTTCAGATCACACGATGGTTGGGCGTTCTATTCCAACAGCCAATCTGAATTTGCCAGATACTTCTCGCTTCGTAAACTATCTAGGGAAGTGAACAAGTGGGTATCAAATGATACTCCTTGGCTGAAGCAGTTCGCCTCTACGATGTTCTTCGATAACTATCTGATCAGTACAGTAGCACCAGAAACCTATCGGGCGGCAGGGGTAGAAGGATTGAATAGGTATCACAGAGGAATGGTAGTTCTTGACCTAGACCAATCATCTTCACCTTCACCTGACGCACAGCTTTCTTTTCGCTGGAATGGCATCTGGACGGGCTTTAGACCAACTCAACTGCTATCTGCATTGATTACTGGTCAGAAGCGTGGATTCGGGTTCTCATTCGATAACGATAAAAAAAATAGATTGTATGAGTTCACTAACTCAACTGGAAGTGATTTCGGTGCTAATGGAACTAGAGCAATCGAATCATTCTTCACGTCTGGAAGGTATGACTTCGCGCAAAGCGGGGCATCGAATAAGTTCTTGAGGAAACGAATCACTGGTGGAGAAATGTGGCTATCTGAAATCAAAGGAGAGGTAACGAGCAAAGCTGAGTTCAGACCAGACTCCTATCCATGCTGGAGCGAGCTTAAAGTTCCTACGACCTATGGGTGTAACCCATGTTCGCCTGTTCTAAAAACGCCTTGCAATCCACGCAGGGGCGGAGACTCCTACAAGAGATACAAGTTTAACTCACCCGATCCATCTGAATGTAATTACATTTCTGATATTCCAGTAATCGAAGGAAGTGAATTTCAATTAAAGATTAACTTGACAGGAGCGGCAACAGTGGACAGAGTAAGAATAATGGCAAACATTAAGAATTTGGAAGACTCTCCGATTGGTGACTGCCCAGAAAACGATCAAGAGTGTCCAGACATTAACTGCTGCCCCGAACGATATTACGACTACTCAATCAATGGATAATCAATCTTCCAGTCCAGCCTTAACATTTCCGAATGTTCCGATTGATTTCTGCCCTACAGGAAACTGGTCAGAAATCTTGCAAGAATTTATTGACGTTGTTCTAGTCAACGGAACGATCAACGTACCCGGCTTAGGTGACGTAACGCCAGAACAGATCGCTCAAATCCAAGAAGATTTAGCTGACCAACAGAATCAGATTGATGCGTTAGAAGCAGAAGGAACAGCACTTGATCTACGCATTGATGCGTTGGAGGCTAACCCAGTAGTTAAAGTAAGATACGGAACTATCTCAAGTATCCCCACTGGTGACTCAATTCAAACGGTCTCGTTCACAGGACTACCAACAGCGACCTATGGAGTATCTATTACTCCAATTTGTAACGCAACAATCGGAGCTTCTGCTACACCATTGTTTGCTTTAGTTGATGCAAGCAAAACAACTACAGGATTCTCTATCCGTGTAGAAAATAACATTTCCCAAATAACAAGCGTGGACTGGATGGCGGTTCACACTTCGTAAGTAATAAGCCATAAGAAAACCAAATATATGACACCACTAAAAGGAACTGATCCCAAGCTCGTCTCTGGCGGCGCACCAACTCGCGGTAAGATTGGCGAAGGTATGGGCAATATGCCAAACCTTGGAGCCAAAAAGCCTAGCGTCTACACGACTGCTGGCACTCCACGTCAAGGCTACCAGAAGTAATTATCGTTAACGATAATGGGTGATACCCTCAAAGAGATGGCAGAACTCGTTAAGGGTTTTGTCGGAGATAGTGGCGTGTGTTCTGATGAGAGAGCTTTTAAAGCGATCAATCAAGCCAGACGCTTGCTATGGAATAAACGCGCATGGACTTCTCAAGAAGAGTACGTCCAGATTTGTTGCGTTAACGACTGCTTCACTCTACCTAACCGTTATGAGCAAATCAAGCTGGCGTGGGTAGGCAATGAATCAGTATCGTTAGCTGACGAATGGTTCAATGCTACCAATGCTTTTGCGTTGAATGCTGACCAATCTTGCCATCGTTTGATTACGGAGGTAGGAGGAAAGCACGTTCTCTTCAGAGACTACACCACCCACTTCTATCGTTTAGGAGTAATGTTAGAAAGCGCAGAAGACATCGGCGTGACTCTAACATTTGAAGTACAAGACCAGTATGATACCTATCATACAATCAAAGTAACTGGGGTTAATCCTCCAACACTAGCTCAATCTGATCTATTGATTAAAGGAGTAAGGTCAGTAGCTAAACCCGCAACCAAAGGAAGAGTAAGAATATATGCGTACGATACCGCGCTGGAAGCTAAAACATTAATCTCAGTCTACCAACCTAATGATGTTAACCCATCATTCCGTAGATTCAAAGCACCAAGAACGTGCGAGTGTATCACTCTGTATGCTTCTAAAAGATACTTTGATCTGGTAGACGAGCAAGAGCTAGTTGAGTTCATCCCAGACTCAATGATCTACGCTATCCTTGCTCTGAACTCAAGAGACAACAGGAAAGCTCAAGAGTTCTTGATGAACCTAGACCTTGCTATCAAAGAGCAAGAAAAGGAAATGTCGAACGAAGAGATACCAACTGCCGCTCCGATTCGATTTGCTAACTATAGCAGAGCAGAAAACCTAATCGGTTCTGACCTACTATCACCATCAGCTAACGATTACTTTCTATATCGGTAATGACTGCATATGAGATCGCAAACAAATGGCAATTACAATATGGAGATGAATCTTTACAAGAAAGAATCGACTGGCATATACAATTTGGGCTTGTTTTTATAACGCCTAAGATATTTATTCTAGCAAGCGAATTAAATTATAACCCATTAACAAAATATCTAGATATGCAAACATCAAATACTAACGCATGGTTTATAGAACTAGCTGCAAATGCAACTGGTGAATCATTGTTTGAGCATATCAAAAGAATCCTTCCTAATAAAAAAGAATGGGTTCTGTGGTTGCGTAGGGGAAGCGATAA